GCATGCCGTGAGCGATGCCTTCGGTGTGCCGGTGCTGACCATCACTTCTGGCCGGCGCGACCGCGATGTTGTGCTGGCGCGGCAAGTGGCGATGGCGCTGTGCGTGGAATGCCTTGGCATGTCCATCCAGCGCGTGGCCCGCGCCTTCGGCAAAGACCATGCGACAGTGCGCCACGCCTTCAATTCGGTGTGGGCGCGCGAAGCCTGGGATGCGCCGCTGCGTGAGCGGATCAGAAAAGTGCGGGCGGTGTTCGCATGAGCGCCGCGAATTGCATCCCTAAATCCCCTTTGAAGGAATCACCCCATGCCCAAAAATAAGCGCGCCGCGGAAACCGCGACGCCACCCAAGGATCGCGATGAAGCGGAAAGGTATCTGGCGCGCATCGGCGAAATCCAGCGCCTGACGCAGTTGAACAAAACCGCGCTGGCGGAAGCCATCGCGCGCGTGACGGCTGAGATGGAAGAGGCCAGCGCGAAGCTGACGGAAGAACATGACCGGCTGTTTCGCGGGTTGCAGCTTTGGGCGGAAGCGAACCGCCACGCGCTGACGGATGGAGGCAAAACCAAGACCGTGCGCCTTGGAAATGGCACCATCGCGTGGCGCCTGGCGCCGCCTTCGGTACACATCAAGGGGCAGGAAGCCGTACTTGAATACCTGAAGGAAAACACGATCGGCTTCCTGCGCACCAAGTTGGAAATCAACCGTGAGGCGATGCTGGCGCGGCCGGAAGAGGCAGCGAAAATTCCCGGCGTCACGATCAAGAGCGCGGGTGAGGCTTTCGTGATTGAACCGGTGGGCCAGAAGGAAATGGCAGCATGAGCAACAATACCCAACCGCTTGACCAGGTGGTGAAGCGCATTGTCGCCGCCGCCTTCGATGCTGGTGTGCAGGCAGCCACGCGCCCGCGTGCGGAACGCGAAGCGCAGCGCCTGGATCAGGCAGGCTACGCTGCCATCATGATCTGCGCCCAGGCCGAAGCGCAGCGGGTAAAGCCCGCGAATGAGAATGCCGCATGATCCGCCGCCTTAAAATCGCCGCCGCGCTGCTGCTGGCGCTGGCGGCACCCGCCGCCGCGGAGACCTGGCGCGTGATCGATGGCGACACCATTGTCCATCGCGGCCAGACCATCCGGATCATGGGCCTGGATGCGCCGGAAGTGCATCACCGCTGCGAAGCAGAGAGGGCGCTGGCTGAACGGGCGCGGGCGCGCCTGGCGCAGCTGCTGGCCGATGGGTTCACGGTGCAGGCGCATGGGCGGGACCGCTATGGCCGCGTGCTGGCCGAAGTGTTTGATGCGCGCGGCCTGAATGTGGCTTCGGTCCTGATCCAGGATGGGCTGGCGCGCCGCTACAATGGCCGCGGCCCGCGTGAGTTGTGGTGCTAGACCATGCAGCGCGCCCTTTTCCCCAAGGATGGCCTGCCGAAGCATCTGCGTGATGACTTCGATATTTTCTGGGCGGCGTATCCGCCGCGCCAGCCCAACCCGCGCGCGCTGGCCGAAGTGGCCTATGCCCGCGCGGTGCGCGACGGTGCGACGCCCGACGATCTATGGCGCGCCGCAGCACGCTATGCCGACGAAGTGCGCGCGCAGAAGATTGAACCGGCCTTCGTGGTGCATGCCGCGACCTTCCTGCGGCAGCGGCGGTATCTGGATTACCTGGCAGTGCAGGCGCCGGCGCCTGAGGCCGCGCCGCGCCAGGTGGATGAAGCGCACCCGCTGCGCGCGGTGACGCGCGGGCGGATCAGTGATGCGGATTTCATCGCCTGGATTGCGAAATTGGAAATCGCAGTTTGGGAAAAAGGACAGCGTGCGGTGTTGATCGCGCCGAGTGCGTTTCATCGCGATTGGGTGCGGAATTATCTTGCCGCAGAACTCCGCGCATGGATGCAGGTGCGGGTGCTGGAAATTGATATCCGTCGCCGCAAGCCGCAGAGCGAAGGGGCCGCGCCATGATGCCCCGAACCGTGGATCCCGAATGGCAGGAAATGGTGGCGCAGGCGGATGCCCAAGACATGCGCGAATTGGCGATGCTGGCGCTTGAAATGCGCACCGCGCAGCAGCGCTACTTCGCAGACCGTCAGCATCTGCACCTGATGCAGGCCAAGAATGCGGAAAAGGACTTCGACAATCACGTGAAGCGGGTGCGCGCGCGCCAGCGGGAGCTTGGGCTATGAAGCAGGACCGCGCGCGCATGATCGCCAAAATTCATCTGGCGAAGAAGCAATTGGCGCTGGCTGAAGACAGCTACCGCGCCATCCTGGAACGCATCACGGGCCTGGATAGCGCGGGCAAGATGCGGGTGGACCAGCTTGACGCGGTACTGCGGGAATTCGCCCGCCTGGGCTGGCGCGCGAAGCCTGCCGCCAAGCGCAGCGCGCAACCGCAAATCCGCATGATCCATGCCGTGTGGGCCGATATCTGTAAGTTGCAGGGGCGGGGCGATGAAGCGGCGCTGCGCGCCTTTGTGCGCCGGCAAACACGCACGGAAGAACACCCGGATGGGGTGGATAGCCCGAACTTCCTGTCCGCGCCGCTGGCAAACCGCGTGCTGGAAGGCTTGAAGGCTTGGCGCGCGCGGTTGCAGCGGGACGCCGCCGCATGAACGCGCCGCGCCCCAACACACGCCTGGATAGGCTGTGGCAGGAAATCAAGCGGCTGGCCGAACTGGGGCAGCCCATGCCGCGCGTGACGGAGCTCGGCATCGCCTGTGGCTTCCCGTATCAGGACCTCTATCGCCTACTGGATGAGGGGCGCGAAAGATGCCTCTGGACGCTGGAGCGTGACGGCGCGCGCATCGTCGCGATTTGCGGTACCGATGGCGATTGGAAGCTTCATTGTTCGATGCGCCGGAATGCGGTGCCGGCTATTTCCGTGCGGCGCTACCGCGATAAGACAGGGCCGAAGCAAACGCCACCGCGCAAATGCCTGCGCTGTCGCATGGTCTTTGCGCCGATGCACAAGGGAAACTTCCTGTGTGAAGGGTGCCGCGCTTTCGCGGCGCAGGCAGCGCCATGAGCTACCGCGCGTGGCGCCACCGGCAAAGGCTGCGGCAATGGCGCCGGGTGCTGGCCCGGCTGCCAGCGGCTGAGCGGCTACTGGCCGCGCTCAGCCTGAAGGCTTGGCAGTGATGTCAGCGGCGCTGAAGATCACGCGTGGCGCCAGCTTCCATCTCAACACACATGTTGAGCATGAAGTAGCTGGCAGTGCGCAAGGTCTGCTGCTGGCGCAGGCATGTGCGGCGTGCGGCGGGTGTGGCCTGATCCCATTGTTGGCGCAAAATCTTGAGCGCGTTGTCTTCGTTATCGAGGCACATGCGCAGCATGACGGCGCTTTCGGATGCGATAATGCGCTGCTGCCTTTCGCAGTGGGCTCGGGCATCCCAGTCCGGCAGGGCCGGTGCATCTTGTGCATGGGCGGTGGAGAGTGTCAGGGCAGCAAGAAAGCCAAAAAGGACAGCGCGGCGCATCGTTGTTCCTCCGTTGAAACGCACCATCTTATCACCTGCTTTCAACGCGCAGCGCAAGCATTTCCGTGAAGCCGCAGCACACCCTTCCCGCACCAGCCGAAATCCATTGGCTGACCAACATCATCGGCGCCGATGCAGCGCTGCGGATGATTGAAGCGCATGGCGGGACGCGGGTTTATGTGCCCAAAGACATCAATCAGAATTCCGCCGCGCGGCTGGCCTTGCCGCTGCCGGAAGCGCGCCGCCTGGGCGAAGCCTATGGCGGTGAACATATCCTGGTGCCGATCGCGCGCGCCTGGCGCGTGCGCATGTATCGCGCCGCGGGCATGACCTACCCGGCCATTGCGCGGAAGCTTGGCATCACGGAACGCGCGGTGGGGCGCATCCTGACCGATGCTGGGCTTACCATCTCCCAAGGCGACTTCTTCCGCTAAGTGGTGCGGACATGCGTCCGCATGACCTGATCGCCGCGCGCGCGCGATGGTGCGGCCATGACAAACGACGCCCTTCCCGACCTGCTTCTGCCACGCGACCATGAACGCCTGATCGGCGTGCATCCTGATCTGGTGCAGGTGGTTCAGGTGGCGCGGCAATTCACGCCCTTCATTGTGCTGGAGGGGCTGCGCACGCCGGCGCGGCAGGCAAAGCTTGTCGCCGAAGGTGCATCGCGCACGCTGAATAGCCGCCATTTGACTGGCCATGCGGTGGACCTTGGCTATTGGCTGGATGATGGCGATGGCATCCCGGAAAATGGCGAAGTGCGCTGGGATTGGCCGTTGTATCGCAAGCAGGCGCGCTGGCTGAAGGATGTCGCCGCCGATCTTCATGTGCCGATCATCTGTGGCGCCGACTGGAAGAACTTTCCTGACGGTCCGCACTTCGAATTGTGCCGGAAGGCGTATCCATGACGGAAGCCGCCATCCCGCCTAAATCATCGCGCAGCTTCAGCCGAGCCTTGGTGGTCGGCAATTGTGTCGCCGCCTGGTGCGCGGTGTTCCTGTGCATCTACGCCAGCGAAATCAGCGCCGGGATTGTGGTGCCGGCAGCGCTGACCTTGGTGGCGTGGTTGGTCGGCGGCTACATGGGAATCGGTGCGCTGGATTTCCGCACCGCGACCGCCAGCGTGCAGCGCGGCGGCGGACCCGAGAAATGATCGGCGCCTTCCTTGGCCGGCTGCTGATGCCGGCCTTACCGTATTTGGCCGGTGCCTTGCTGGTAGTGGTGCTTGGCCTGGCCACAGCCTGGCGCGTGGAAGCCTGGCGCCGCGCAAGCGCGGAAGAAACCCTTACCGAAACCCGCGCGGAATTGAGCGCGGCGCAGCAGGCATTGGCGGATCGGGCGCAGGTGATCAGCGCGCTGGAACGCCAGGCCGCAGCCGCCGCTGCCACGCAGGAACGCATTGAACCCATCCGAAGGACCATTCATGCCGCGAACAAAACCTCGGCCTGTGTGGCCAGCCCTGCTGTTGCTGCTGGTCTTGATCGGCTGCGCGCCAGCCAGCCGCCCAGCGCCCGGCCTGACGCTGGCGCCAAGCCTACTGACCTGCCGCGATGAACCGCGCGTGCCCGCCATGACATCCGATGCTGATCTGATGGGGTTTCTGTTGGATGTGATTGAGGCCGGTGAAGATTGCCGGTCCAGGCTGGCGCGTGTGCGAGAGATTGTTGAAGCGAGGAACGAGTGATGGTCGATAACGTGGATGTCGCGCAGGAATTGGAAGAACGCCACCGCGCCCAGGCATTGGCGCGTATCCGCGCGCGGTTCCCCGCACCGGCGCCGAAGCCTCCGCAACCCGTGAAAGAAGCGGAGGATGATGCGTGATCAGCTTCGAATACAAAGATATGGCCTGGATCGCCACCACTGCCGCCATCATCGGCGGCATTTTGCTGGCGTTTCTGCGCTTCAAACTGGCGGGGGATTTCGCCGCACGGTCTGATCTACAGGCCGCCCTCGCGCGCATCGGTGTGGTGGAACAGCGCCTGACGACTATGCCCTCGCATGAGGATTTGCGAAGCCTGCAAGCCCGCGTGGGTGATCTGGAAAAGGCTGTGGCGGTGGTCGGGGAACGCGTCGGCGGGGTGCATGAAATCCTGAAGCGGGTGGAACACCAGACGCAGCTTTTGGTGCATCACCAATTGCGCGAAGGGGGCATGTGATGCCTGATTTCGCTGCGCTGCTGGCCGAAGACCGGCGCCTGATCATCCTGCGCGCCTTGGCGGAAGATCACGATTATTCGTTGAATGACACGGTGCTGAAACGCGCGCTGGCGTCACTCGGCCATGAAGTGTCGCGCGATATTCTGCGCGGTGACCTGACCTGGCTGGCGGATCAGCGGCTGATCACGGTCCGCAAATTGGATGATGGCGTGATCTGGGTGGCGCGCGCGACCGAAGATGGCGTTGATGTCGCGCGCGGCAGGCCGCACCCGGGCGTCGCGCGCCCGCTACCGGGGCATTGAGACATGGCGCGGCCTTCCACCATCGCGCGCCTGCCGGGCGAAATCCGCGAAGCCATCGGGCGGCTGCGCGAACAGGGCCGCACGCTGGATGAAATTCTGGCGCATCTGCAAGGCATGGAGGTAACGGTCAGCCGCAGCGCGCTGGGCCGCCATGTGCAGCAAATGGACAAGGTTGGCGAAAGGCTGCGCCGATCCCGCGCGATATCTGAAGCGCTGGTGCGCCAGCTTGGCGATGCGCCGGAAAGCCAGACCGCGCGGCTGAATATCGAAATGATGCACTCCTTCCTGTTTGACTTCCTGGCATCCGCCGAAGAAGGCACGGATGAAGGCAGCGAAGCCGCGCTGGCCCATGTGCGAGACCCGAAATCCGTGGCGCTGATGGCGGAAGCGGTGCAGCGCCTGACCACCGCCAGCCGGCAGAATGTGGAATTCGTGGCGCGCGTGGAAGATCGCGCCGCCGCGAAGGCCAAGGCTGGCGCTGCCCGCGCTGCTGAGGCAGTTGCGCGCGAGAAGGGCCTCAGCGCCGATACGGTGCGCGCGATCAAGGCCAGCATCCTGGGGGTGGCGGAATGATGGCGCCGCTTGGCATTGAGATCACCAGCGAAGGCCCGCTGGTCTATGTGAGGATGGTGGACCATCGGAATGCCAGCACCATGACCGCAGTGCTGAACGCCGACCAGGCGCGCGAATTGGCGCGCATGATCCGCAATGCCGCGAATTTCGTGGCCGCCCAGGCGCCGGCTGAAGGCAGCGCGTGATGGCCGCGCCGAACGCGAAGCCTGCCGCGACACCCGACATTGATGGCGTGCTGCTGCCATACCAGCGCGACCTGGTGCGCGCGGTGTCGCAGCACCCCGTCACGGTCTATGAAAAATCCCGCCGCATCGGCGCGACCTGGGGGGTGGGCGCGCAAGCGGTACTGACCGCCGGCGCCAAGCGCGAAGATCGCGGGATGGATGTGCTTTACATCGGCTATAATTTGGACATGGCGCGCGAATTTATTGATGTCTGCGCCATGTGGGCGCGCAGCCTTGGCATGGCCGCCGGTGAGATCGGCGAATTCCTGTTCCAGGACCAGGAAGAAAAGGGGGTGGAACGGCACATCGCGGCCTTCCGGATCAAGTTTGCATCGGGCTTTGAAATCCTGGCCCTGGCTTCTCGGCCACGGTCTTTGCGTGGCCGGCAGGGCTTTGTCATCATTGACGAAGCCGCCTTCCATGATGATCTGCCGGAGCTTTTAAAGGCTGCTTTGGCGCTGCTGATTTGGGGTGGTCGCATTCTGGTGGTATCCACACATGATGGTGCGGAAAACCCCTTCGCTGAATTGGTGAATGATGTCCGCGCCGGGCGAAAAAAACGGTACCACCTGCTGCGCACCACCTTCGATCAAGCCTGCGACCAGGGGCTTTACCACCGCGTAGCCTTGAAGCTGGGTGTGCCATGGACCGTCGCAGGCGAAGCCGAGTGGAAGACGGAAATCCGCGACTTCTATGGCGATAGCGCGACCGAGGAATTGGATGTGGTGCCGCGCGCCGGTTCCGGCCGATATCTGCCGCTGCACCTGATTGAAGCGCGCGCCAGCCGCGATATCCCGGTGCTGCGCTACACCTGCGCCGATGAATTTGTGCATCAGCCCGACCATATCCGCACCAAGGAGACGCTGGCCTGGTGCGAAGACAATATCCACCCGCTGCTGCATCCGCTGGACCCGCTGCTGCGCAGCCTGACCGGGATGGACTTTGGCCGCGTGGCCGATCTTTCCGTGATCTGGCCCGCCCAGATCATGCCGAATTTGATGCGCAAGACGCCCTTCACCATTGAATTGCGGAATGTGCCCTTCGAACAGCAGCGCGAAATCCTGTGTTATCTGCTGGACCGCCTGCCGCGCCTTTCCGGCGTGGTGTTGGACCGCACCGGCAATGGCGCCTGGTTGGCGGAACGCACCATGCAGCGCTACGGCGCGCATCGCGTGGAAGGCATTCATCTGACCGAAGGCTGGTACCGCGACCACATGCCGAAGCTGCGCGCAGCCTTCCAGGATGCCAGCTTCGACATCCCAGCCGATGCGCAGGTGGTGGAAGATTTCCGCGCGATTGAATTGCTGAATGGCGTGGCGCGCGTGCGGCAGCGCCAGGTCACCGCGAAAGGCGAAGACCGCGATCCGAATGCTGGCCAGCGCCATGGTGACGCGGCGATTGCCGCCGCGCTGGTGATCTACGCCGCCAGCCGTGACTGGGGCAGCCTGACCAATTTCCCGATCCCGCGCAGCGACATCATGGCCCTGCCCGATGATGGCAGCATTCTGGGCATGTCGCCGCATGGCGCTGTTGCAACCTATCTTGGCTAAGGAAAACACATGAGCGGCACCCGCCTTCCGCAAGACTTGGCGCAGGAAGTCGCCACCTTTGAACGCGACATCACCGCCAATTACTACGCCTTCACCATGGCCACGCGGGACGACATCATCCTGACGCGCGGGGGCAGTAAGGGCCTTGGCATCTATCAAGACCTGGCGCGGGATGGGCATGCGGGCGCGGTGTTGCGCAAGCGCCGCAATGCCGTGGTGGCGCGCGAATATCAGGTGGAACCAGGTGGGGAAGCGCCGGCGGATTTGCTGGCTGCGGAACTGGTCAAAGCCGCGCTGAAGCGGGTCCGCTTCGACCGTGCCTGCCGTGGCCTGCTGACGGCGGTGCTGACCGGGATATCGGTGGCGGAAATCATCTGGGAAGCGGCGGAGATTGAGGTGGATGGCACGCGCCGCACCTGGATTGTGCCTGCCGATATCCGCGTGCGGAACCCGCGCCGCTTTGCCTTTGACCGGGATGGCAAGCTGCGCCTTCTGACGCGGGAAAACCGCGTGCAGGGCATGCCGGTACCGGACCGCAAATTCATTGTGGTGCGGTATTGGGCCGAAGAAAATGAAGACGCCTATGGGCGCGGGTTGGGCTATGATTTGTTCTGGCCGGTGTTCTTCAAGCGCAACGGCGTGGCGCTTTGGAATGCCTTGCTTGAAAAGCATGGCCAGCCCTTCGTCTATGCCGAATATCCGAACGGCACATCGAATGGCGATGTGGACCGCCTGGTCACCATGATCCAGGGCATTGCGCGCGGCGCCGGCGTGGCGGTGCCATCCGGCACGCTGATCAAGATGCTGGAAGTGTCCAAAACCGGCACGGCGGATATGCACAAGGAATTGGTGCAGGCGATGAACGCCGAAATCAGCAAGATTGTGCTGGGCGAAACGCTGACGACCGAAATGGGCCAGAATGGCGCGCGCGCGGCCAGTGAAACCCATAATGATGTCCGCACCGAATTGGCCGATGCGGATGCGGATATGCTGTCCGAAGAACTGAATGAGAGCCTGCTGAGGTGGATGGTCGAACTCAATCTGCCCGGCGCGGCGCAGCCGACGGTGTGGCGGAAGGCGCCGGAAGAACCGGATTTGGTCGCGAGCGCGACGCTGGATGAAAAGCTGTTCAAGGTTGGCTATGAACCGACCGAAGAACTGGTGCTGGAACGCTATGGCCCGGGGTATCGGCGCATCGCTGGCGCCCAGCCTGCCACGCCGCCGCCCGCCTTTGCTGAAGGCGAAGACCCTGCCACCATTCCGGAAGCGCTAGCGGATCAGCTTGCGCGCCGCGGCGCGCCTGCCCAGGCCGCGATGCTGGCCGCGATCCGGGCCGAGGTTTCGGCGGCGGTGGATTTCGCCGATCTGGAATTGCGCCTGCTGCGGCTTTCCGCCGCCATGCCGGTGGGCCGCCTGGTGGAAGAACTGACCCCTGCCTTGATTGTGGGCCACCTGGCCGGGCGCAGCGATGCGCAGGATGAAGCAACGCCCGCGACATGAGCGGCAGTATTGATGCGCTGAACCTGCCGCCGGAAGAAGCTATCCGCTTCTTCCGGGCGAAGCTGAATACGCCAACCCGCGCCTGGGATGATCTGCGCCACGGCGCCCATGCCCGCGCCTGGTCCGTCGCCGGTGTGCAGGCGGATGACATGCTGGCCGATATCCGCCGCGCCATGGATAAGGCCATCGCGCAGGGCACGACGCTGGATGAATTCCGCCGCGATATCGCCCCGCTATTGGGCGAGCTCGGCTGGGCGGATCGCGGGCCTGGTTATGTGGGTTGGCGCACGCGCGTGATTTACGAGACCAACATGCGCACCGCCTATGCCGCTGGCCGCTACGCGCAGATGACGGACCCGGATGTGCTGGCCGCGCGGCCTTTCTGGCGCTACCGCCACAGCGGCAAGCGCGACGCGCGCAAGCAGCATAAGGCCTGGGATGGCCTGGTGCTGCGCGCCGATGATCCGTTCTGGCAAAGCCACTACCCGCCGAATGGCTGGGGCTGCGGCTGCTACGTGCAATCGCTTGGCCCGCGCGATTTGGCGCGCGCTGGCAAAACCGGCCCGGATGAAGCGCCGCCTGCGGGGACCAGGCCTTACCGAGACCCGAACACCGGAGAGATTTCCGCGCTGCCTGCGGGCATTGATCCCGGGTGGGATTACAATGTCGGCGCAAGCTGGACGCAGGGCGTGGTACCGCCGCCGCTTTCGGAACCGCTTCAGCCTTATCGTGGCGCCGGCCTGCGGCCATCTGGCCAGCGCCCGGCTGATCTGCCCGCCATGCCGCCCGCGCGGCCTTCCAGCGCCACGCCAGCGCCAGCAGGGCGCAATGCGAATGCGGCGATTGACGCCTTCCTGGGTGAGTTTGGCGCGACCCGAGACCGCCCTGCTGTATTCCGAGATGTGTCTGGCACGCGCGTGGTGATCAGCCGCGATCTGTTCCTGAATGCAGATGGCGAAGTGGCGCGCAATGCGCGGCGCTTGCAGCAGCTGGCGCAGCTGGCCGAAGCGATCAAAGACCCGGATGAGATTTGGGTGGATTGGGTGGAAGCGCCGGGCGGTGGGCTTCACCTGCGCCGGCGCTATCTGCGCCGCTTGGCGGGCGCGGCGGCGGGGCTTGCCGTGCTGGAATGGACCAGCGCCGGCTGGTTCGGCACCGCGCTGCTGGCGGCGCGCGCCACCGCGTATCTGGAAAAGCAGCGATCCGGCGCGCTGGTGTATCAGCGGCAGGAAGAAGCACCATGAAAATCCTTCGCGCCATTCTGCGCCGCTTCGGCTACGCGCTGATCCCGATCAATGCCGTGGATCATGAGGACGTGCGCATCGCGGTATGGGCGGCGCAATACAGCTACGCCGCCGATCGGATGGGCCTGAAGAACCCGGAAGCCGTCGCGAATGATGCTGTCATTCGCGCGCTTGACCCCATGCAGGCGGAAAGCGACAAGCGCGCCTTCGCGGCCTTGCTCGCGGCGGTGGAGGAGCATTTCTGACCATGACCGGCGTGCGCATCACCATCAACACCGCCGAATTCGCCGATGCCATCCAGGGCCTGGGCGCGCTGATGCGCCGCCCCGCTGGCGTGATGGCCGAGATTGGCGAAGCCATGATCCTATCCACCCAGGAACGCGCGGCGGCGGAACAATCGCCGGATGGCGTGGCCTGGCCAAAGCTGAACCCCGGCTATGCGGCGGCAAAGCGCGGTGGATCAATGTTGCGTGAAACCGGGCGGCTGCTGGGCAGCCTGTCACGCAAGGTTGATGCCAACCGCGTGGTGGTTGGCACGAATGTGATCTACGCCGCCATTCATCAATTCGGCGGCACCATCCGCCCCAAGGCTGCCGGGCGGCTGGCCTTCCGGCTTGGCCGCACCCGTGTTTTCGCGCGCAGCGTGCGCATTCCGGCGCGGCCCTTCCTTGGCGTTTCGGATGCGGACCGGGCAGAGATCATGGCCATCTTTCAAGACCACGCGCGGCGCGCGATGGGTGGCGCATGAAGAACCCGCTACGGGCGCGCTACAGGCGGGAAGGCCGCTGGGGCGCCCCATGCGGGCTTCACGGTCTTTTGAAGGCGCCTGACCCCGCTCTTAAGGCTCTTATTCGCTCTTAATCGCCGCCATCCCGGATCAGCATCACGCGCGCGCGAGGATTGGGGCCGTGCGGACGCCTGTCCGCATAATTTTACAGGGCCAGCACTGCCAGTAAGGCGGTGATGAAGCAGCTCCATATCTTCCGCGCCGGCATCCACCAGCCCATGCAGGGCGGTGCGCTTGAGTTTCGTGAGGCCGATCTGGCCGCGACCGCCGCTGCCTATGATCCAGCCTTCGGCGAAGCGCCGATTGTGGTGGGCCATCCGAAACTCGATGCCCCGGCCTATGGCTGGGTGCGCGCTTTGCGTGCCGAAGGTGGCGACCTGGTGGCGGAACCGCATCAGGTGGAACCGGCATTCGCTGAAATGGTGCAGGCGGGCCGCTTCAAGAAAATCTCTGCCAGCTTTTACACGCCGAACCATCCATCCAATCCGAAGCCCGGCGCCTTCTATCTGAAGCATGTGGGCTTTTTGGGTGCTGCCGCGCCAGCCGTGAAGGGGCTGCGCGATGTCGCCTTCGCTGCCGATGAGGCGGATGTGGTGACGCTGGAATTCGCTGCCGATGGCGCGGCCTATAGCCCATGGCGCATGTCCATGATGCTTTCCGATATCGGCGGGCTGTTCCGTGGGCTGCGCGATTGGATCGTGGCGAAGGATGGCCTTGAGGTGGCCGATAAAATTCTGCCCTCGCAGCCCGTTCAACGCATGACGGATGAGTTGGCGCGCTTGGAAGGGCAGCAAGAAGGCGCCCGCGCCGCCGCCATTCCGCCGCCCGCCTTTGCCGAAGACCAGAAACAGGAGACTGTGACAGTGCCGACTGAAAAAACGGATGATGCGGATCGCATCGCAGCGCTTGAAGCGCGCGAACGCGATTTGCAGGCGCGCGAAGCCGCCTTTGCTGAGGCCGATGCCGCGCGACGCGCTGCTGAAATGGCAGCCTTCACTGAAAAGCTGGTGACCGAAGCGCGCATCCCGCAAGGGGTGGTGCCGCGCATCCTGGCCTTCGCCGCGAGCCTGCCGACGGTGGGTGAGGTTTCCTTCACCGAAGGCGATGCCACCGTGAAGGAGGCGCCGCTGGATGCCTTCCGCGCCGTGCTGGCCGCACTGCCTGCCCGCGTTGAATTCGGCGAAGTGGCGCCGGTGGGCAAGCTTGAATTCGCCGCGGATGATCCCGTGGCCATTTCCGCCGCAGCGCAGGCTTATCAGGCCGAACGCGCTGCTGCTGGCGAAAGCGTTTCACACGCCGCCGCCGTTGAAACTGTCACGAAAAGGAGTGCTGCGTGAGCAACCCGCTTTTGATGAAGGCATTCACCGCTGGTGGTGCCATCAGCCCATATCGCATCGTGCGGATCGCTTCCGCCGATACGGTGGAACAGGCCGCCGCCGTGGCCAATACGTTGATCGGTGTGAATACCGATCTGACGATTGCGGCCAATGAGCGAGTGGAAGTTATGGTGCAGGGCATCGCCTGGGTCGAAGCCGGCGCCGCCATTACCATTGGCGCGCTGGTCACCACAGACAGCGTGGGCCGTGGTGTCGCCGCCGCGCCTGCCGCTGGCACCAATAACCGCCACATCGGTGTCGCGCTGGATGCCGCTGTGGCCGCCGGCGATCAAATCCGCGTTCTGCTGAGCCCTGGCTCGGTCCAAGGTTAAAGAAGGAACACCCAGATGGCCACGACCGCCTTTCCCGTAAATGCAAATCTGACCGCCATCGCGATTGGCTATAAGAACCGCGATGTTGATCTGATTGCCGATCTGGTGCTGCCCCGCACGGGCCGCGTCGGCAAGCAATTCCGCTACACCAAGTATTCTGCGGTGGACCCCTACACCCTTGTGTCCACACGCGTGGCGCGGCGCGCTGAGCCCACCGTGCTCGATTTCGGCGGCACCTTTGTCAATGATGAATGCATCGACTTCGGCTTGGATGACATTCTGCCGAATGATGAAGTGATCGCTTGGGAGGAAATGCAAAAGCCTTCCAGCGGCGGAATGGTTTCGCCCATGGCGAAGTCCACGTCCTTGCTCACCAGCCTGCTGATGTTGGACCGCGAAGTGCGCGTGGCGAACCTGGTCTTTGCGCAGGCGACTTATCCGGCGGCGAACCGCGTGACGCTTTCCGGCACCAGTCAATGGAGCGACTTCACCAATAGCAACCCGGTGCAGGCCATTATGGCGGCGCTGGATGTTCCGTTGTTCCGCCCCAATACCCTGGTCTTTGGGCAGGCGACCTGGACGCAGCTGCGCCAGCATCCGCGCATGGTCACCGCGATCTTGGGCAATCAGGTGAATGCCGGTGCTGTCACGCGCGAACAGGTGGCTTCTTTCTTCGAAGTCCAGCGGGTGATTGTTGGCGCTGGCTTCGTAAACACGGCGCGTAAGGGCCAGGCGGCCACCATGTCCCGCGTGTGGGGTAAGCACGCCGCGGCGCTGTTCGTTTCCGAAGATATGGCGAATGCCGATCAGCCAACCTTCGGCTTCACCGCGGAATTCGGCCAGCGTATCGCGGGCACGATGGATGAACCCAAGATGGGTCTGCGCGGTTCCGTGCGCATCCGCGTGGGTGAAAGCGTGAAGGAAGTGATCGCCGCGAATGACGCGGGCTACTACTTCGAAAACGCGGTGGCCTGATCATGGCGAAGGACACGCAGAAAATCCGCGCGCTGCGCAACCTTGATGTTGATGGCGTGCGTATTGAAGAAGGCGCGGTGGCTGAAATCCGCCGCGACCTGGTCCCCGAACTCATCGCCCTGGGCGCGGTGGATGATGAGGTCGCGGAAGCGCCGGCGGGTGATGGGGATGAGCCTGCCGGCGCATCTTCCACGCGCAAGCAGGGCAAGGACAAGGCCTGATCTGTGACCGCTTACTGCACACCGCAGGATTTGATTGACCGCTTCGGCCAGAATGAGGTGGCGCAGCTTGCGCCATCCTTGCTCGGCCAGGTTGATACTGCGCGGGTGCAGCGTGCCTGTGATGACGCGGGCGATATGGTGGATGGTTATCTCCGCCCGCGCCACACTTTGCCGCTTTCGGCGGTGCCGACCATTCTGGTCAAGCTTTCCGCTGCCATCGCGCGGTTCGAATTGCATCTGGGCGGAGACCGCCAGCCGACCGAACAGGTGCGGCAGGACCGCGACCAGGCCATTGCCTTCCTGAAGGATGTTGCCGCCGGCAAGGCGGATTTGGGCATCACCAGCACGGGCGCGGAGCCTGCAGAAGATGCCACCGCGGTGCGCTTCAAGGCGGGCAGCGCAGGCGTGATTGAAGCCGATCTTGGCGCCTATCGCTGGGGTGGCCCGCTATGATCGGCGCGCTGGAAGACGCCATTATTTGCCGCCTGCAGGAAGCCTTTCAGGGCCGCGTGCGCGAGGTTGACCATAAGCCCGCCAAGTTTGACGCGGAGGAGCTGCTGCGCATTCTGTCGCAAGCACCCGCGATTTACGTGGCCTTCCTTGGCTGGCAGCGCAGCGCGCGCCTGCCGGGCTGCGTCACTGCCACCTATGGCGCGTATCTGGTGGCAGCCAATGCTTCCGGCGAACGCGCGCGCCGGCGCGGCGATGAAGCCACCATTGGCGCTTATGAAATGGCGGTCTTCACCGCTGCCACGCTGGATCGCTGGGTGCCTGCGGGCGCCGCTGGCCCGATTGAAGTGCAAAGCTGCGAAAACCTTTACGCATCCGCCTTCGAAAAGGCAGGCCGCACCGTCTATGGCCTGGTCTGCGATGTGCCGGTGCAAATCCAGGATGCCTGGGGTGTTGCGCAGATTGATGGCGGCGATGCCACCGGCGCACCGCCCGCAACCTTGGATGATTTCATCACCTTCCACGCGGATCAGGACATTCCGCCCTTCGGCAATGTCGCCACGCCACCGCCCGCCCCGACATCCGGCGCCAATCGCGCCGATGCCGTGCTGCGCGTCACCCTTCCCACAACATAAGGCGCCCCGATGTTCGTGAAGCCTGCCACCCCTGACCTTCTGGTCGCCAACCCGGAAGCCCGCCCGCCCATGCCGCGCCATCTGCCGGCGGAAGGCGCTGAGGTGCCCGATACCCAATACTGGCGCCGGCGCATCGCGGATGGCGATGTGGTCCTGGCCCAGCCATCCAAGCGCCGCACTGGCGAGAAGGAGTAACCGATGTCCGGTTCGATCAGCTTCAACAATATCCCGAACAGCATTCGTGTTCCGGGCAGCTATGTGGAATTCGACAATTCGCGCGCGCTGCGTGGCCTGAATGATTGGCCCGCGCGCGTGCTGATCATGGGCCAGCGCCTGGCCGCTGGCAGCATCGCCGCCGGCGTGCCGATCCGCGTGACGGATGCGGCGCAGGCGCGCACCTATTTCGGCCGTGGCGGCAATCTGGCGCATATGTTCGAAGCCTGGTTCCGCAACACGTCCCTGATCGAAGTCTGGGGCATTGCGATGGATGATGTGGTGGCGGGCGTTGCCGCCACTGGCACCATCGCGGTTTCCGGCACCGCCACGGCTACGGGCGCGATTGCGCTGATGATTGGCGGCCGCCGCGTGGAAGTGACGGTCACTTCCGGCCAGGCTGCCACCGCCATCGCCACTTCTATCAATGCCGCGATCAACGCCGCGCTTGACCTGCCCGTGAGCAGCACCGTTGCCACCAGCACGGTGACGCTGACCGCGCGCCACAAGGGCGAAATCGGCAACGCGATTGATGTGCGCCATTCCTTTCTGGCGACGGATGTGCTGCCCGCTGGCGTGACGCTGGCCATCACTGCCATGGCTTCCGGCACGCAGAACCCGGTGGTGACCACCGCGCTGGATGCGGTGGCGGAAACCTGGTTCACGGATTTCGTCACACCTTGGACTGACGCCACCAATATGGCAGCGCTTGAAGCGCGCATGGCCACGAATTGGGGGCCGCTGGTCCAGCGTGATGGCCATGGCTGGGCGGGCCTATCCGGCGCGCATGGCACGCTGACGACCTATGGCGCGGGCCGGAATTCGCCGAATGTGTCCATCATCGGCATGCGTGGTTCGCCGACGCCGCCTTGGGAATGGGCGGCGAGCTTGGCGAGTGTGTGCATCCCCGCGCTGGCGATTGACCCGGCGCGCCCGGTGCAAACCCTGCAATTGCCCGGCCTGGTCGCGCCGCTGGTGAGCCAACGCTTCACCTTCCAGGAACGCGACCTGTTGCTGCGCGATGGCATCAGCACCTTCCAAGTGAATGAAGCCGGCCAGGTCTTCGTGGAACGCGTGATCAGCACGTATCAGACCGCGCCTTCCGGGGCGGAGGACATCAGCTATTTGGATGTGGAGACGATCAAGACGCTGTCTTACATCCGCTACGATCTGCGGACCATGATTGCGCTGCGCTTCCCGCGCCACAAGCTGGCCAATGACGGCACGGCCTTTGCCCGCGGGCAGAATGTGGTGACGCCCGGCACGCTTAAGGCCGAAATTGTCGCGCGCTTCAAGCAATGGGAAGCGGCTGGCCTGGTGGAAGGCGTGGATCAATTCAAGCAGGACATCATTGTGGTGCGGAGCGAAAGCGACCCGAACCGCGTGGATGCGCTGCTGCCACCCGACCTGGTGAACCAATTCCGCGTGCTTGCCGCGCAAATCGAATTCCTGCTGTAATTTGAGGAGAACGGGACATGCCGCAATTCCTGGGCCGCGCGACCATTCGCGTCAACGGGCGGGTGATCGAAAGCGCGAAGGGCGCCAGCCTGGATGTGGGTGGCACCAAGCGCAACCCCGTCACGGTTGGGCGCGTGGTTGGCTGGGCAGAAGAAACCATGCCCGCCATGTGCGAATGCGAAACCAGCCTGCGCAGCGGCATGTCGCTGGAGACCTTCCGCAACATGGCCGGCGTGACGCTGATTTTCGAATGCGACACGGGCCAGCGCTACGTGATCAACGACGCGTTTCTGACCGATACGCCGACGATGAAGGATGGCGAAGGCGGGAACGTCACCCTGAAATTCTCCGGGCCTCCGGCTGAGGAAGTGCTGTGATGCGCGCTTCCATCAAGATCACGCTCAAGGAACCGATTGTGCTGCGCAGCCTGGATACCGGCGCGGAAGTGCATCGCATTGCGGAGATTGACTTCCGCGAACCGCGCGCGGGCGATATGGCGGCGGCGATGGATGCGGGCGGTGCGGGTGGCACCGGCAGCATGATCCTGGCGCTGGCCGCGCGCTGTTCCGGCCTGACGCGCGCGCAGGTGGATGATCTTTCGATTGATGATTTCTTCGCGATTTCTGAGGTCGCGACCAGTTTTTTGCAGCGTGGCCAGGAGACTGGCCCGAATGCTGCGAAATTGTCTGGGGCACCTTCGGCCTTGCTGCCGGATGGCAGCGGTGGAGTGCCGCCGAGCTTCGGTTCCTGACCAACCGCGCGGTGGAATGGAACCGCCGCATGGCAGCGAGGTAGTCAATTAAATGTCGGGTTCCCTCCGGCTATCCATCCTGATCGAAGCGATTGACCGCGCATCGCAGCCCTTGGCGGCGTTGCAGGCGCGGCTTGGTGGCATTGCGGCGGGCATGCTGGCCGTGGGGCAGGCGGCGCAGCGGCTTTCCAATGTGAGTGGCGCCAGCGTGCTGGCCGGTGCGCTGGGCAATGTGGCCGGGCGCGCGCGGGATGCGGCGGGGGCGGTCGCGGGGCTGAGTGCCAAGCTGGCGGTGGGTGCGGCGGGTGGTGCGTTTCTGTTCAATCAGCAATTCGTGCGCGGCGCGGCGGATTTTGAACGGTATCGGCTAACGCTGGAAACCGTGATGGGCAGCGCGGAAGCGGCGCAGACGCGGCTGAATGAATTGACGGAATTCGCCAGCCGGACGCCCTTCAATGTGGCAGAGGTTGTGCGCGCGGGTGTGTCTCTGCAAACCCTGGGCATTCGGGGTGGCGCCGCCGATGAAGCGTTGCGCGCGGCAGGTGACGCCGCTTCGGTTTTCGGCACCAGCCTTAGTGATGCGATGACGGCCATGGCCGCCGCCAGCCGTGGCGAAATGGACCCGATTGAACGCTTCGGCCTGCAAGCGCGCACCGAAGGCAATAAGATTGTCATGACCTGGGAAGAAGCCGGGAAGCAGATGCGCGCGAGCATTGATAAGAACAATCGCGCCGCCATCGTGGCTGCCACCGCGCGCGCCTGGCGCGGCATTGCTGGTGGCGGCATGGCCAGACTTTCCGATAGCTGGGATGGCATGCTTTCCAACCTGGGCGACGCTTGGGCGAACTTCGCGCGCCTGGTTGCCGAAAGCGGGCCTTTTGAATTCCTCAAGCAGCAATTGAGAGACATCCTGGCCTGGATCGAACAGGTGAAGGAAGATGGTCGCCTGGACCAATGGGCGCAGCAGATCGGCGCGGCCATTACCAATGCCTTCCAGGCCATTCGCCAATTCGTGGTCGGCACGGAAGAAACACCAGGCGCGCTGGCGCGGATTGAAGCCATGTTCCAGCGCGTGTCTGCCGTGCTGTCCCCCGTGATTGAACGCTTTGGCGGGCTGGAAACGCTGCTGGTCGCCATGGGTGTGCTGCTGGGTGGTCCGCTGATTGCCGCGCTGGTTTCGCTGACCGGCGCCATGGCCACCCTTGGCGTGGTGCTGGCGCTGACGCCGGCAGGCTGGTTCGCCATGGCCGCCGCTGGCATGGCGGCGCTGGGTGTCGCAATTTATTCGAATTGGGATGGCATTGTCGCGCTGTTCGGGCGGCTGGGTGACGCCTGGCGCGGCTTCATGAATTCCGAACAGATGCAGGAAGCCGGGCGCATCTTTGGTGTTTTCGCCGATGCTGTCGCGGAACGCTTCAACGCCCTGGCCGAGGTGTTCACCGCTGTTGGTGGCGTGCTGCAAGCGGTGCTGTCCCGCGTGCTTGGATACTTCCAGCCGGTTCTTGATGCAGCAGCTTGGGTTATGGACCGCGTGCCGGGTTTCGGCGGCGGCAGCAGCGCCCCCGCCGCGCCCACGCCGCGCGATGCCGGCCGGGGCAATGGCCTGCGCCGTCAATCCATCTATGGCGACAATGCCCTGCCGGATGGCGCTGGCGGCGGCGTGATGCCGCCGGGCAACGACGTGCGGGTGCAGGCGGGCCTTGATGTGCAAATCCGCGCGCCGGAAGGCTTCGGCGTTTCCGTCACGCAGCGTGGCGCGGATGATGGCATGGCGCTGAACGTGCGGCGCGGGATGCTGACGGCACCATGAGCGAGGCCCTGACCAGCATTGCCGGCCTTGCCTCTGCCCTGCCCTGGGTGGGTGCCAATTTGCGGCCTGGTGCTTTGCGCGGCCTGTTGTTTTACGTCCAGACTTCGGAAGAAACCTCCACCCGCCGCTGGGTGACGCATGAATTCCCAGGCCGCGATGAAGCCTGGCATGAAGACCTTGGGCAAAAGACCCGCAGCTTTTCTGTCGAAGGCGTGTTGGTGGGGCCGGATGTGGTGCTGCAATCCCGCGCCTTCGCCCGCGCCGCGGCAGACCCGGAACCCGCGACGCTGCTGCACCCCTGGCTTGGCGCGATGCGCGTTGTGGTGCTGGATTGCCGGATCAGCCACGATGTGAACCAGGCGCGTGTGGCGCGCGTATCGCTGCGCGTGGAAAAGGCCGGCACCAAGCCCGCGCCGACATTCGGCATTGATAGCCTGGGCGAAGTGCTCGATGAGGCTGACCGGCTGCTGACTGCCGCGCAATCCATCTATGCCGAATATCGCTTCATGCGCGCGGCTGCGGATTTCATTGTGCAATCCTTCTATGCCAGCGTCACGGGCATTGCCGGCGCCATTGAAAGCACGCTTTCCAGTGTGGGCCTGGTGGGTGGTGCTGCGGGCAGCGTGGCCGCGCTTTCCACCATGTCTGACGCCGCGCTGGTTTCGGATACTGCCGTGCCGCTGGCGCTGGCGGCGGCAACGCGGGATGTGTCTTCGCTGGCCGGTG